AACTGATGAAAAGGGATCCATCCTGCATTTGATATAAGGATGCAAATTGCGGGTAGCTTGGGGAGCTGATCGCAAGCGTTGCTCCACCTGTGCTATGCTGTTGCTCGAAAGCTTATTTCGCTGTCGGCGTTTTCTCGTTTGCTTGGGTGCCAGATTGATTTTTGTTTTCGCTAGTGTTTTAGCGAGATTATCTATAGCGTTCTGGCTACGCTTTTTCTTATTAGATTTTTGATTATTCATTGCAAATTATTGGATCCCCCGCCAAATCCGAGAAGATCTGGAACAAAAACACGTTCTATGATCTTTGAATAAGCCTCAAACTCAGGATGATCTTGCATGTTGTCGGTAAATTGGAGAAGATATGTCAATGCTTCTTTATCTGTTTTTGGTTCAGTATGAAGCAAATTCATGAGCATTTTGTTGGCATTCAAAGGCCAACTCTGTTGGTCTTGATACCATCTGCTACAAAAATCATACCCTTCACTCATAGGAATATAAGCCTTAAGCTTAAAACCCAGAGTGCCATATTTAGCTGCTGCATCCTCTACGAACGACTCAACTGAGTCATCTCCAGCCGTCATAATAGTTTTACAGCCAATCAGAATACCTAAATAAGCTCGCATCCATGAATTGCCGCGGCTTGTTTTATATTTGCCTGAATTGACTATACCACTATAAACAGGAGAGACCAGTAATCCATCAGAAAACTGATAAATACTTTGTGATTCTAGTTCGGGTTCAAGTAGGACCAAAGTGGTCCAATCGGAGGAAGGATTGTCACATAGCGCAATGGTAGCTAGCGCTAGATCTTCTAACATCCATTTCTTCACAGTCCAATCCCAACCACTAACATCAGTAGACATTTGCTTATCTCCGGAAATGTGTTTTGAATTGATCTGCTCAAAGAGAAGTTGATTATCATTTTCAGTGAAACCTATTCCTGGTTTAGAGGGAATAGAACGCCAATTAGATATTTCAATCTTATGTAGATGATAGTGCAACAACATTTCAATCATTTTATCTACTATAGAGACTGAGTGTATCAAACGGAAACGACCTTCTTTGATCTTTTCCACTTTATGAGGTTCGTTTTTAACAAACACTCTCACTGGGTCTAGTAGATTGAGCTCGACACGTTGTTTTCTAGTTAAATTCTTAATTTGTTTTGAAAATCTTAATCTAGCCTCAATTCTATCTAAAACAAGGTCTTCGAATAAGTCACCAGCGCGTTGAAAGAAAATTTCATTAGTGGTGCCTAGAAGAGCGTAGGGACATCCTGGGGACGACTCTAGTTTCACGGTAGTTTTGAGGTCTTTAATTTTCTCACGCCAAATTTCTCGGTCGTAGGAGCTTAGGAAATCTGGGTTAGAAAATCGGATATAAAAAGAATTGGTTTGTTTTATTGCCTTTTGGCGTTCAATTTCGGAAGGTTTTTGACCTTCAACGAATTTGTCGCATTGCAATTTAAAGCTGGTACGTTCTGCGTCGGCTGAGCGATCTGGCCAGTCGTAAGACTTGAGAGCTGGGTTAAGAGTGACTGCGCTTTGCCAAGCTGCATTTTGTACTGTAGGTTTGCCTGTTCTGAAAGTGCAAGAGCTGTTTCCAACGATTGAACTGAGTTTTGAAAACTCGGTTTCTGTTGTGCTCCAGCTGATCCATTGTCCCCAGGGGTCGCTGGTGCCACCTGGTTTTTCTGAAAAACCGTTTCCTTAACGGGGACTGAGGGAAAAACCTTAACCACTTTCTTTTTATTTTTCCTTTTTCTCTTTGTTTTATTTTTAGTTGTGGATTCTGACAAGAGAGTCGTAGTTTCTTTCTTGCCCTGTGGTTGCTCCGAAAGCTTAGAGTTTGGTAACTTCGTTAATGTCTCACATGAATTCGGAGAAGTAACAGCCAAATCAATAGTCTGGTCCCAATTTGGACCGTAATTTCGTCCTAAAAATTGCGTTTCAGCATCTTTTCGTGGAAATATCCAACTAGTTTTGTCTGCTAAATCATTCGTAAATTGAGGTCGTGAGGCAATGAAAGCTTGCCTTTCAGCTAAAGAGCTTACTTGGCCTTCTAAGTGTTTCTTGACTAGCTGTTCTGTTAACTCTAGTCTCTCATAAAGAGAGTTAAGAGCCTTGGTGACTTTGTCTAACACTACATCAGGCGTTGCCTGTGCAGTGGATGTCTGCTGGAAGGCAGTCATCTTCTCTTGTTGTTGAGCTTTAAGCTTCTTCAGAGGGGCTCCACAACTAGAGCAGTCAAATCTTTTCTCCAAATGTAATAAATTACAAGTAGAACAGGTCCAAGGACTTTCTTTTTGTCCTCGGTCTGAGTCTGGACCGATTTTATGTAACTGTAATCGAAATTTTCATCATCATCATCCATGATTTTTGCCCAATTTGTACCAAACTTAGAAACGTAATCATACTTGGCGTCATCTCTGCTCACCTCGTAATAACCCATTGCTTCAATATTCCTAAGGTTTTTCTCCAAGGAATAAGAGTCGAATTTGGAATATCTCAAATCTCCAGAGAAAAGGTCATCATTCCCGATAGATTCCTTTCGTGAATTTCTGAAAATCGCAGGAACAACTCCAGTGTTAATGGTATCGCTTCCTTCAAGATGAATACCAACAATCTCCTGTCTGACATTTAAGATGGGAGCGCCAGATGATCCTTGGATCGTACTAGCTCGGTATTTCATGTGCCAAGGAAGGGATTCATGCTTAAAAGGAACGCCCATGCTATATACAAAACGACCTTCATAAATCTGGTGGATTTGAATAGCAGCCCCACGTTTGAGAGTTTTAGCTATCTTACCAACTCTTAAACCTAAGCGCGAGTAAACCGCAGAAGGGAGTTCGTAGACAACCCAATCAAAATGAGTGTCATGAGAATAGGCAATTAGTTTGCAAGGAACATCACATAAGTCAACACTATTATTTTTATTGACAATTTGTATGTGCGAACCTTGATTGTAGCTCAGCACATGGTGTGCAGTTATAATGCAATCTTTGCCTTGATAATTAATGCGCGAAAAGTGTCCGATAACAATTCCATCAACCATAAACTGGCCTTGAAAGGCAGGCAAAGCATCGACCGCCCTAAACTTAGAGTTAACCAAAACTGTTTCCTTCGTAGCTCCACCTATTCGTGCGGGAGCCGAAGGAAACATATTTAAGTTAAGAAAGTCGTGTGTGTTAAGAGTCGTTTTATGGAAATAAATTTTACAATTACCCGGTGCCATCAAGTATGGTCCGGTTGCATCTGTAAAAATTTCGGAGGTACTCACTAGGGGAGTCATTTCATAATCGTCTCGATTAGTCACCACAATTTCTCTTTTAAGTTTATGGTTATAGAGCCAAAGCCTTATTTTGTAAATAGGCCACATTGTAGCAATATGGATACAACATGAAGTTTTGGTTGTTATTTTAACTAAAAACATGAAAAGCCATACAAATGGTTTAAGAAGGAAGAGTGTAGCCTTCCAACTAACATCCAATAGGGGTTTGCAAAAACAGGCAACTTTAGTCAGAAGTAGCACGAAAATTAACAAAACAACACCTCGAAACACGTAGCTATGAGAGAGCCTAATGAAAGGTTCTTCAATCTTAGCAACAAGTTCGACAGTAGCATTCTTTATGACGTTCACCTCCTCAATTACAACACGTGTAATAATATCTGTGATGTTCATTGCCACTATGGTTGGCTTGCCTTTCTCGTCCCATGTTTCCTGTGCCTCCCAAGGTCCAAAGCCTTCCCGCTTAACTCTTAAGTTAGTAGGAACTTCAGGCGCTTGAACATTAGCTGTGAAACCATTTGCAACATTGTTGAGTGCAATTAAAATTGTTAGAAGAAATTGTACTGATGGCATTTCTTAAAATATATCGTAAATACTTAGGTAGTTTGGGATAAATGCTTAAATATCTCTTGATAAT